GTAGTAATTAGCAAAGTTAAATTGCTTATCTTTTTTCATTACTACCTGCATGTACTTATTGAAATCATTTAATACTCTGGAACGAATATCAACTAATTTCTTTCTAGGTACAGTTTTATTTTCAGAATAGATATCGGATTCTATTCTATTATTAATATAGAAAAGCTTAGCCAATTCATATTTCATAGGATCTACATTTTCAGTTTTTTCATATTGCTTTAAGAGTCTATGAGATTCTTGATATTCATTTTCATAATCTCTCTTCTTAAGAATATTAGAAACAACTAGATCCCCATTCTTTTTAAATTGAATTGGGAACTCGGCTTCTTGAATTAATTTACGAATAGTATTTTCATGGAATGCTTCTTGAATACGACGTTTAGCACTACGTCTATTTTCATCATCAAATTCAAGATAAGGATTCCAACCATATTCTAATAATTCTTGTTTAAGTTCATCATTATCTTTATCTACTGATAGTTGATAAGATAATTCTCTAACTTCACTTAACCATTGACGAATAGCTTTTGGATCATATTCTCCACCATTAAATGCTTTAGCATATTCAGCTAGCCATTTATCCCGTTCAGGAGATTTTTCTATATTAGTAAATGTCTTAGCCTCTTTGAAAGCATTAATTTCATATGGAGTGTAGAATGGTAAGTCTTCTGGAAGTTCTTTGAAGTTTAAATCGGAATGATTAAATGTAGATTCAACTAAAGCAAAGCTATAGTCATCTTCATAATTATCATTTCCGAATTTAGCTTTCATGAAATTATACATGGTTTCATTAGTGCAACCGAATACTTCCATCATTCGCATATCAGAAATACGAATCAATGTAATATTCATAGATTGTAAATTATTCCACTGAACGTCTAATTCTTCTTCTGTATCACATGGGAGAATACAGTAGATACCAGAATTTAGAGACCATTCTTTTAGATATGCAATTTCTTCTTTCTTATTAGCTAAGTTAATACCATAATCCTTAGCTTTATCAATATCAGATAATTGCAATCCTTCAGAAAGTGGAAGATCTTTATATTCAATATCACTATCTAAATATTTAGATAATAATTCTTCATATCGTTGCTTATTGGTTTTACCATAGAGAGCAATAGATTTATCATCACTTTGTCTGCGTAATTCTGTAGGCAAAGATAAGAATTCATTCCAATCATCATTGAGTTTATCTTCAGATTCATAATCAACATCTAGAACTTTATAGAAGCCGGTATCATTAATATCTCTGACTCTACTATCCACATAATCAGAATCTTTATCTAAGATAATCTTAGCTTTCTTATAAGGTGCAGATTCAATTTCATGAATATGTTTATAAGATTTACTACGAATTCCAGATTCTAAATCAATAGCAAAATAACCTTTAGAATCTTCCATGATAGTTGTACCTTCAGGGAATTCTCTTAGTTTCATCTTTGCTTGATTTAATTCCATCTTATCACAGATAGGAAGATAATCATCTGCTAACTCTGAAGAATTATTTACATCATTAGAGAGTGTAGCAATAACATCACCAAAGCCATGTTTATCTTTTCTTTCAATATCTATTTCTTCAAAATCTTTATCATATTCTACTTGATCTTTAGATAATAACTTTTTACCAGTCATTTCTTCATAAAGAGTAGATGCATCTTCTTTATTAATATCTGGTTTTCTATGTTTATATGCGTTATAGAATTTATCTTGCAAGAATGGCTCACGATTAACAATTTCAGTTTTATCATTGTCATCTTTGATACGCATCTTATCTTGCTTTTTATCTGTAACTACACCGAAGCCATCACGTTCTCCAGTAAATGAGTTAGGATACATACCATATTGGACCATCATATTTCCATCTATAGTTCCAATCATAACTCCACTAACACCAGATACTCCGATTTCGGATAATGCAGATTCTTTAATATATTTGGATAATCTAACCATTTCATCTTGATCTGGTTTATTTTCTATAATATTTCTTATTCTGCTATATTCAGATGCATAATATATTCCACCAAAGATAGCCGGCATATATAATGCTTTATTATAAATATTTAATATATGAAAATATAATTTATAAGAAATGAATAGTATGAATCCCTTATGATGCATACATATATCAATCATATCTTCTAATATTGGATATATATCCGTAACATCATCAGATTCTTGGTATTTTTTATAATCACTATTTGAGGTAATAAAGATATTATAATCTCCATCATAATATAAATCCAAATATTGTTCTATTAACCAATCACCTTCATTATCATCACCTAAATCGCTATGAACTGATTGATATTTTTCTCCTTTAGCAAAACTATAAATTTGACTAAAATCGATAGCTCTAAGGTTTTCATATTCTTTATAATTTCTAAGCTGTTTAAGAGTGGAAAGTATATCCGTATTGTTAACTCCGAAGATTAATTGGCCTTTATCTGTATCTTCTTCGAATTCTTCCATATTGATGAATAATCCTAAATTGGATGATTGCATATTATATGCATCTGAATTTACACTTTCGGATAATACAGATTCATTGATTCTAATGATTTTATTAAGATCAGATCCATCAGACGGATTGATTTCTTGATCTTTAAGTAATGCTAGAGTTTCCATAAGTTGTACGAAGTTATTATTAGTCAATCTTAGATAATTATATTGACCAAGTTTAATTAGAGCTGCTTCTTTAGAGATTTGTTTATCTCGATATTCAGTCATTTGCCGATTATTAGGATTATCTCCACCATCTTTGACTTCTATGATCAAATTATAAGGAACGTAGTAAATATCAGTTATCCACTGTCTAGTAATACCATTTTTATCCTTATATTCGACAACTGGTCCAGGCATTAAGATATCTTCACTCTTACAATGAAGAACTTCATCCATAAATTTGATAGCTTCTAATTCATAACTACCAGTATAAGTAAATATAGTACCATCACTATATTTATATTTACCACTAATACTACGATTAGCTAACATCTTTTGTTGTTGTTCTGGATCATCAAGAAGACTCACTTTGCCATATACTTTAAGCATATTCTTCTTGAATTTTTCACGTAAAGCTTCTTTGCATTTAGGATTAGCGCAAAGTCTTGTATATTTACCAGTCTTAGGATTCCATTGAGCTGGATTTCCACATACTATACATTTACCAGAGTCTGGATGCGTCTTATCGAATAATAGACGTTCAGCATCGTATCCTTCTGGTATTAGTTCTTTATGGTTTCGTTCAATATGTCGAATTAGTCTTTCTTTTTCCTCTTTTCTAGTACAAAAAGGACAGCTAATTTTTCTATTACTTGACATCCATATTCCTCCTTTTATTAGGCATATGTAAATTTAATGCTATGTTGAAAATGGGTTAATATGTATATTTTTAACGCCTGAACTTTATAGTAATTGCTAAATATTCAAAGAAAGGAGACTGTTTATGGCTGAAGAAATCGTATTAAAAACTGCCAAGACAAAAGAAAATCCAGTTTCTTTAAAAGAATATACATTAGACGTAAATGCATATGGTACGCCTTTAGACTATAAAAACTTTAATGCTTTAGGAACGCTAATCATGCGTCTAATTTTATTAGAACCAGGTACAATCACTCATTCACCTAAAATGGGTGTTGGATTAATAAGTAAATATAGATACATGCAGTCGGATAAGTTAGATACTTTTGTTAATGAAGTTAAAAATCAGATCAAAGACTATATAGATCCAACTGCAGTTGTCGATATGGATGTAAATATTACTGATCAGAATGTAATGGTAATGGACTTGAAAATAAATTCTGCCCAATTTAGATATTACTTTGATCGTGATAAAGTAACTTTAAAAATGATAGCTCTAGATCAAGAGCAATAATTGGAGGAACCATAAATGTCTGAAGAAAAAATCAATCTAACAGATTTGATGAATGAAAAATTTGCAGAAGAAGCTTCCAAAGAAAAAGAAACTACTGCAACAGCAGAAGAACCTACACGTGCAAGTGATCCAGCATTTGATCCAAACAATATGGTTTCTGTTGATTTATCTCAATTAGTTCCTTCTGGTAAAGAAGATGCAACTAAGAAAGCACAAGAAGAACTCATGGAAGATTTAGATGATGGTATCAAAGCGGTTGCAGAACGACGTTTTGGTCCAGCGTTAAAAGAAATCCATGATATGCGTGAAGAATACGAAATGCGTAAAGCCGCTGGCGAAGAAGATCCTAAAGTTAAATCTAAATTTGATCCAACTTTAGATCTTGACCCAAATCTAACTGATGAAGAAGTAGCTCAAATTCGTAAAGATCGTGAAGATCAAGATAATATTGTTGATCTTGCTGAAGCTGCTCCTACAGGAAAGAAAACTGAATCTGTAGCTGATATTGAAGAAGAATTCAATAAAAGCTTAGAAGACGCAGAATCTGAATCTGATGGTAAAAAAGTTAATACTTTCATGGAAGGAGTTCCTACGGCTGAAAGTGTAACTGAAAATGTAAAAGCTGCTACAGTTCAATCTACTGTACATGATTCTTCCGATGATGAAGAAGATCTTGAATTAGACTTGGTTAATGAGCTTGACGAATTAACTGAAGATCTTGGTCTAACTGATGATTTAGAAGAAGCTGAACGTATTAAAGAAGAACGTCGTACTCAAAAGAATATGGAAGAATTTGCTAAAGTGCTTCGCTCTCAATTAAGTGAAACAAGTGCTAGAAAACCAGATATTTCCAAATTTAAAGTACGTAAACGTCCTAAAGCATTCACTAAGGTTCTAGCTACAAGCAGTGAAACCCAATACTTTACTTGGGGTTTATTTGCAACAGGTATTTCTGTAGCAATCTCCCCTCTATCCGCTATCGAATTAGATAAGATCAATCCTTATACTAGAGATCGTAATGATATCGTTAGTACTAAGACTACATTTGATACTATCTATAAACACTTGGCACCAGCTTGCCGTGATATGAAAATGGAAGAATGGATGAAACTATTAGATTTCCAAGATCTAAATCATTTATTCTTTGCATTATATAATGCTAACTTCCATGACTCTAATATTATTCCTTTCACTTGCCCTAAATGTAATCACTTCTATTCTGAAAAACGTGATATCATTGATATGGTTAAGTTTGAAACAGATGGAGATAAAGAAAACTTCAATAAAGTTATTAAATTGGATCCTTCTTTACCTCCAACTTTTGAGGAAGAACTCTACGTTGCAAATGATAAATATGCATTTGGTATCGTAATTCCTAAATTGTACAACTCCATGTTTGAAGAACGTCTTTTAGATGAAGACTTCCGAAACAACTACGCTGGTATCATTAATCTTTCTCACTGTATTTCTACAGTATATGAAATCAATGAAGATGATGAAGAATTGATCCCAATTCAATTCACAACCAAATCTACGGATATTGTTAAGACTTATAAATATCGTATCCTTTCTATCTATAAAGTACTTTCTAAACTTTCTGGCTATGAATTCAAAGAACTACAAGACTTCATTGCTGAATATATTGAAAAGACTAATAAGAATATCAATATTACATATCAAGTACCTGCAGCAGTATGCCCTAAATGCGGAGCTGAAATTCCAGCAATTCCTATGTCTGCTCAGGACTTGGTTTTTACACGTCATCAGTTGATTCGCATGTTAGATTAATGCAATTAATTGATTCAGTTTGTTTTGAATATAGAGGTAGATTATCTGTCATTGAAGCTATGAATATGCCGATAGGTGATCTACTTCTATTAAAGAAATTTATATTGGATCAACGAGAAGCAGCTGATGCGGCCAAGAAGAAAGCTAAACAAGATCAAAAAGATGAAATGATGAGAATGCGATATCTTCAAGCAGCTTATCGTGGTCACCCACAAGCTGGTATAAGCGGAACTCCTCAAGGCCCTAGTAAACCAGTTGAATCTCAAACTATGACACGTGAAGAAGCTGCTAGATTAGAAGATGCGTTTGAAGATATGCTATAGGAGGCACTACCGATGGATTTAGTCGAATTTTTCTGTAAATTCGGCACTGGAGATTTTGATTATATAACACATTATTTTGGCGAAAATAATCTATTATATAGTATTCTTAAAGAGCACGATATCTTAAATTGTGATATTACTAAAATACAAAAAGGTGTATCACATATTGAATATCTTGTTAAATGTAAAGATACCAATATAATCAATAACGTATATGAAGAGTACATTAATATTCTGAAAATAGAAGATCCTAATACCCCTCTATCCATTAAAGTCATAAAAGTTTCTCCTAGAGAATTAAGTATCGTAATGGATAAAATATAATATTATAGGCTAGTGCTATCTGAGCACTAGCCTATTTTATTTACATTATAATAATATAAAGGAGGTATACAATGGCTGATAAACTTAGGGAGGAGAACCTCCAAGTATCCCTATTAGACATAGATGATTTCGTTAAGAAAAATAACTTACCAGAAATTACTAACCCTGTAATATTTGATACTAATAAGAATCCAACAGATGATGGATTATTATCTAATACATTATTTGGTATCACTAGAGAATCTCGTGGTACTACATTTGCATATATTGATTTAAAGAAGAAATTCCTTCAACCGTTAGTTTATAGAATATGGAGTAAAGTTGATTCTAAACTTAAATCTATTATTCATGGTATTGGTACTTATAGTATTGATAAATCTGGATATATTGTAGAAGATCCAGAAGGCGATAGCGGTATTGATTTCTTAAGAAAGAATATCGATAAGATTAAGTTTAGAGAAACAGATTCTGTTAAACGTGAAAGATATATTAAATTTCTTAATGAAAATAGAAAGAACTTCTTTACTGATAAACTATTAGTTATCCCGCCATTCTATCGTGATATCAAAGTAGATGGTGGTAAGATTTCTGTAGGTGATATTAATAAACTCTATATTAATATTATCGTAACAGCTAAAGCATTAGCAGACTCTTCTGACTATGGATTTAGCTTAAGTAAATCTGTTGAAGGCAGACTTCAAGAAGGTTTACTTGAAATTTATAAATGGTTTGGTACTGGTACAGACTCCAATCCTAATGGTGGACTTCCTGGTAAATTTGGTGTAATTAGACGTGCTAATATGGCTAAGACTACTGACTATGCTACTCGTCTAGTAATGTCTGCACCTAAATTGGATGTAGAAAATATGAATGAAATTAGAGCTGATTTTGATTATAGTGTAATCCCTATGACATCATTAGCTGCTAATTTCTTCCCATTTGTAATATTTCATATGAGACGTTTCTTTGAAAATGAATTCATTGGTAATACTCGACATCCAATTGTTAATCCAGATGGTTCTCAAGGATTTGCTGAAATTAATGATTACCAACTTCAATTCTCTGATGATAGATTGAAGAAAGAATTAGATAGATTTATCCACGGCTACTCTGACAGATTTAGACCTGTAGAAGTAGAATATCGTGATGGTAAAACTACTAAACTTGCAGCTTTAGCATTCAGAGGATTCACTGGTAAACAAGAAGAAGGCAAATTTGATATTAATAAAACACCTCTTAAACGTAAGTTGACTTGGTGTGATATCATTTATCAAGCTTGTGAAGACGCTATTAAAGGCAAGATGGTATTAATCACTCGTTACCCAATTGATACATTCTATAATGAATTTGGTACAATGATTAGAGTATCATCTACAAATGAAACTGAACCAATGACTTTAGATGGAGTTTTCTATCCATACTATCCTAAGATTAGACCTGAGGATATTGGTAAAGATACATCTAGCTCATTTATTGATACTCTAAATATCTGTAATGGGTACTTAGATAGCATCGGTGGTGACTATGATGGCGATATGGCAACAATCAAAGGTATCTATACTGATGAAGCTAATGAAGAGCTTAAAAAGCAATTGAATAGTAATATTCACTTTATCAACTTAGGTGGTACTCCAGTAATATCCACATCTAAAGAATCCATTCAGGCTATATTTGCTATGACATTAACCATGCCAGAAACTAAATTAGAACCTGTAAAATTTTAATAAAAGAAATCCCCTATGGAGTTAAACTCCATAGGGGAATATTTTTAGAATCTGATTACATTCGTATAGTTTACAGTATCTTTATCAAACTTAGTTATACCAATAGATTCCAATGGGAAATTCTTAAGATTATCATTAATGATATCATTATAATCTACGAATTTTAGAATCCATTTAGGAACTTCTGCATCAATTGGAATAGAGATACTTGTAATTTCACCTTTATAATCAGTTTCATTTTCTTTTAAGAAATTATGAATCTTTTCATAAAGATCTGGTTCAGTGTCTTTAAGACTGATAATAGAATTCTCTGTAATATTTACTTTTACAATATCTACAGGATTTCTGATAGTTAAATCTATAGCTTCTGTGCCTTTATCACGTAAAGCATTATATGCAATCGCACCTTTAATGCCTTGAATACGCATTGGGTTATCATAGTTACTATAAGATTTGATTTGAGCTGGTTTATAATATTCTTTCTCACCATTTTCAATGGATTTACGAATATCATATTCAACTCTTGCTAAGGATTGAATTACATCAAGTTGATCTACTGTTTCTACGTTAAGAACTTTCTTGAATAGAATATCTTTAAGTTCATTACGTGTTTTTTCTTTCAAAGTAGATTTATTGATAGGTAAACCTTTAACGTCAAGCATTTTACCAGCTGGAACTAGGTTACCCTCTTGAAGTTCTTGCTTAGATGCATAGTTTTTCTTACCACCAGTCAATAACGCACGACCAAATAAGAACTCATTTTTCATTGCAATCAAACAAGGTTTATAATCACTCTTAGTATTATAATTTTCTGAAACTAAGTCAAAGTGTTCACGTAATAAACGGCCAGCAATATAAGATAAGATATTAATAATACTAAATCTTAATGGTTCTTTATTACTTGCTACAGAAACATCGATCATCTTAGTTTCAATTTGTTTGGTTTCAAAGTTATAAATTCGATCTTCTTCCATTTGAGGTTCAGTCTCTGGAAGATTCATTAATTTAATTTCACTTTTATATTTAGAATCACCCAATACATCTTTAAGCACGAATGTATACCAACTATTGAAGCATGGCATTGTGGAATCTGTATCAGTGATAATACTAATATCACGTTTCATAGTAGCAGAACGATCAATCTTATCAACTACAATATAACGCATATAACACCATTCTTTAAGGACATCAAACATGTGATCTAAATTATCCTTAATATTCTCTGGTGGTTCATTTGGATCTACAAATGTATCTTCTAATTTAGATAATGTCATTGCAATATAATTCTTCATATAAGAATTATCACAAAATTGTAATGCATTATTTTTATAGAAGAGTTTATTTAAAGTTTCTTGAGATTGATTCAATAACAAATCCCAAATAATTTCCATCTCTTCTCTCAAATCACCAAAGTAGTTTCTATCAAATGTATCCATAATTTTATAGAATATATCATCAATCTCTACTGGTTGATCTAATACTAATTCAGATGGGAATATAGATGGTTCTCTCGATACACGATCAATAAATGTAATTGCTTCATTAATTGAATGGAACTTTACGTTATTTGTAAAGAACGATTCAAAGAATGTAATTGCATGACTAATCAATGCACGGCCAGTTCTTGTAATACCGGTAGCAATATATAGATTATATAATGCACTACTATAGTTACCAATTACACCATATAACGCATTATTATCACGCTTAGCTAGTAATTGAAGCATATTATACTTATTAAACTTTTCAGAACCCTTCTCATATTTAAACATTTCTTTCTTAAACTTAGAACGGTTATCTGTAAATGATGTAATAAGTTGATACATCGGAGTTAAGTCTTTTTCATATTGTTTGAATAAACAACCATTTGCCACCATAATAGGAGACTTATTGATAATATAGTTACTCATTTGAGCCACATCAGTTTCAACAAACTCCTCAGTATAGTTATTATTTAAAGTACAGTCTTTCTTAGTATATCGTTTATCAACGATCATATCTAAAGCTGTTAAAATTTCATCTTCACTTAATGTAGGAAATACTTTACTTAGGTTTCTTTTTGCAATTTCTTTATAATATTCAATTGCTTTAACTTCACTATTCATATTATTTTCCTCCAAATTAAATACAATTTATTGTTTCCGATATGGTCTTTTTTAACCTTTAGCCTCTAAATAGCCACTTATACAAACAACATTAAGTTAATAAAACGTATATTTCGTTTTTAAATATATTTAAAAAATAATCTCTAAGGAGGACGAAAACATGTTTTTCAA